ACGTGCGAAAATGGCAACCTCTATGGACGCTGATTTCGATACTGGCAACAGTCGCTATAAGGCTCGTGAACGTTATTCGTTCGGTGTGTCTGACCCACTTGGTATCTTCGGATCTCCGGGCGCATAATCTGCGTTGGGTTACTAAGGGAGCTTCGGCTCCCTTTTTTATTGTTTTTTATTTTATACTGTGATAAGTTAACACAAACCGGGAAAATTTATCGGTGGACTTGACAGCCCCGGCTGACGACATGTAGACAAGTTCACTTTAACTCACATGTGAGATTTTTATTATGGCTAAAACTACATTTTCAGGCCCAGTCCGTTCGGACGCGGGTTTTCAAATCCCAGCAGTAACTACTGCTAATTTACCAGCGGCTACCTCTGTTGTAGCAGGAACCGTGTATGTTGTTACTGATAATGGTGCAGGTAACAATGAAATCTGTGTTGTTGTAAGTAACGGAACAGCGTGGAAAACTGCTATTGGCGCGGCACTATCTTAATAGGAGGTTGGCATGAGTCACTCTTCTGATATGCAAGCTAAGAGTTTCACCGGTGGTGGTGTAATGAACGTGGGTAGAGCGCGTATACGTGGCGTACATGTTTTGTGTGCGTCAGGCAGTCCACACCTTCAAATTACAGATGGTTCTGGTGGCACTACTATTTTAGATGTTAAGTTTAGTACATCATCAGCTACCTCTCATACGATATTTATACCTGAAGATGGTATTTTGTCGGTAAATGACCCGTTTTTGGTTGAGACTGACATAGACCACATAACGGTGTTCTATGCGTAGTTATTATGCCAAAGGCGGTAAGGTAAAAGGTACCGGCATGAAAGGTATGAGCCAGAAAAGTGGGGACAAGCGCCCCACTAAATCTGGTGCTGGTATGACTGCTAAAGGTGTAGCTAAATACAGACGGAACAATCCGGGTAGTAAATTAAAGACGGCAGTTACAGAGAAGAAGCCTACAGGTAAGAGAGCATCAAGACGTAAGTCATATTGCGCTCGTTCTGCAGGACAGATGAAACAATTCCCTAAAGCTGCTAAAGATCCAAATTCAAGATTAAGGCAAGCGCGTAAGCGCTGGAGGTGTTAAGTGAAGGGCAAGAAAGTAAAAGGCTATATGAAAGGCGGAGACATTGGTGATTCTATGCCCGGCATTGAAGGCTTAGATGCTAAGTTTGGTCAAAGTGTTGCTGACGGTAATAAGGCTACGGGAGATGCTATAGCCAAACGAATTAAAAAAGCTAAAGATTCCGAAGCTAAGTCTATGGAAGGTAGAGATCTTACCGCTAAAGAAAAGAAAGCTAAGAAGCGAGCAGCAGACAACAAGAAGTTAGACGCTAAAGCCAAAAAAATGATGGGCGCATCGAAGAAAAACAACACTACTCCTGCTCCTATGCCTAAGCCTCCAATGGGCGGTGCTGGGGCTGCTATGGGCGGTATGGGTGGTGCTCCTAAGCCTCCTATGGGTGCTCCTGCTGGTGGTGGTATGCCTCCTAAGAAGCCACCTATGCCGATGATGAATAAAGGCGGCAAGGTTAAGAAAGGTGGTTCTTGTGGCGGCTATAAAAAAGGCGGTAAGGTTCGCGGTGCGGGCATTGCTAAACAAGGCGTTCGTGCCTGTAAGATGAGGTAAATATAATGGCATTACCAGTTTTAGGCGCAGCAGCCAAGTTTCTAGCTTCAAATGGCACCCGTGCGGCAATAGCAAAGTATGGGAAGAAGGCTATAGATGCCGCAAAAACCCAAATTGCCAAACGCGACACTGCGATAAGCAGTTCTGCTAAACAGGCTAATAAGGGCGTTAATACTAAAGCCCCCACTCAAGCTACACAACAAATGCAGCAAGTAAAAAGAGCTGAAACTGGTAGGTTGCCTAGAGACACTTCTCGCGGACAACAATCTAGCACAAGTTTTAATGTAGAGAAACAAGGCGAGGCCGCCACTAAAGTTTCAAACTTGTTAAAAGAAAAAGGTATGGAAAGTCCCGTAACAGGGAAAGTACCCAAGTTTAAAAAAGGTGGCAAGGTTCGCGGATGCGGGATTGCTAAAAAAGGCGTACGCCCAGCGAAGATGCGCTAATGAGAAAGGACTACAAAAAATCTTGTGGCTGCGGTAAGAAACGTGGATATAAGAAAGGTGGTACCGTAAAGGACTCATGCTATAAGAAGGTGAAGGCCAGCTACAAGGTATTTCCTTCTGCGTATGCATCTGGAGCTATAGCTAAATGCCGGAAGAAAAAGGCTGGTAAGTAATGCGTAGGTACTATAAGTCTGGTGGTAAGATTCGCAAAACAGCGAAGGGTGCTGCGTTAAAGCGTTGGTTCAAGGAAGATTGGAAAGACGTTAGTACAGGTAAGGCTTGTGGTAGAAAGAAAGGTGATGGTCGTGGTACGCCATACTGTCGTCCTAGTAAACGAGTATCTTCTAAGACTCCTAAAACGTCAGGCGAGATGTCTAGTTCTGAGAAGAGTAAGAAGGTAAGAGAAAAGAAAAGTTTAGGGCAACCTGCAGGTGCTCCACGCAGAGTTAAGTCACTAAAACGTAGAGGTAAGTGATGCGTAGATACTTCAAGAAAGGCGGATTAACTAAACGACAAAAGACTACTCTGGGAAAGCATTCGGTGCACCATAGCAAAAAGCACATGGATGAAATGAAGAAAGACATGAAAAAAGGCGCTAGTTTTAGTGAATCGCATAAAACAGCTATGAAGAAGGTAGGTAAGTAATGGCTACATCAGGCACTACATCATTTGATATGGACTTCCCAGAGATTGCTGAGGAAGCATGGGAGCGTGCCGGACGTGAGATGCGTTCTGGTTATGACCTAAGAACAGCTAGACGATCTATGAACTTGCTTACTATTGAGTGGGCAAACCGTGGCGTTAATATGTGGACTATAGATGAGAAGTCTGTAGATTTAGTTAAGGGTACGCAGTCATACACGCTACCTGCTGATACGGTAGATGTTATTGAGCAGACCATACGTACTAATGACGGCGTGCAAGCTACACAGAATGATCTTGCTATAACACGTATCAGTGTAAGTACTTACAGCTCACTCCCTAACAAGTTAACACAGGGTAGACCATCACAGATATTTATAGAGCGAGGTACAGCAGCTCCTAAGTTATACGTGTGGCCTGTACCAGATAAAAATACATATAAGCTAAACTACTGGCGTTTAAGACGTATTGAAGACGCGGGTCAAGGTTCATATACAGCAGATATGCCGTTCAGATTCTTACCTTGTTTAGTAGCTGGTTTAGCTTATTATATTGCTATGAAGACTCCTGAGTTATCGGATAGAGTAGTAATGTTAAAACAGATGTACGATGAGCAGTTTGAGATGGCTTCTTCAGAAGATAGAAGTAAAGTATCAGCTAGATTTGTGCCGCGTATTGGGTACCCCTAATGGCCAAGTTTGCTGCAGGTAAAAAGGCGTTTGGCTTCTGCGATATATGTGGGTTTCGTACAAAGATCCGTGAGATGAAAGCGGTTGTAGTCAAGCGACAAGATACAGGGTTATTAGCTTGTAGGTCGTGTTGGGACAAAGATCACCCACAAAACATGCAGGGTGAGTACCCAGTTACAGATGCAGAAGCATTACGTGTATCACGACCAGACACAAGTTTAGGTGCTGACTCATCTGATACCAGTAGTAGAGCTGTAGATTGGGGTTGGAATCCAGTGGGTACAGGGCCAAATACATTAATAGAAGTTAAAGCAGGCACAGTTACGGTGACGGTAGAATAATATGGCTATGACATACACAGAATTAAAGACTAACGTGCAAGACATTACTGAGATGTCTTTTACTGATGCCCAGCTATCTATGTTTACGAAACAAGCTGAGCAGAAGATCTATGGGTTTATCAAAGACTTACCTATACTATCTAAAACTACCCCCTACAATAGTATAGCCCCTACAGCATTACTTTCTTTAGAGACAGATTGTATATACGTGCATGATGTTGTGCAGACAGGGTTGTCTACAGGCGAGTCATTCTTAATGCAAAAAGACTTACAACTATTACGTGAAGCAGACCCCTCTACGTCTAAAGCTGCGCCAGAAAGTGCGGCGAATCAACCATTAACCTATTACGCTATAACTTCAGATGCTACAGCAAACCAAGAAGCTAGTCGTTTGACCTTAGCGTTGTACCCTAAGTGGGACACTGCTGTAAGTTTGATTGTTAGGTACCAATATCAGCCACGTTCTATAGTGGATACTGACGGAGGGGAAGAAAGTCCTTGGTTAGGTACTAATTATGATTCTGCGCTTTTAAATGCGGTATTAGTAGAAGCTGCAAGGTTTATGAAAGCAGAGCCTGACATTATTCAGTTATACGACCAACAGTTTGTGTTGGCTATACAGCCTCTAGCTGAAACGGTAAATGTTAGGTTGCAAAGTGATTCATATAGACCTAAAGCAGTGCCAGCACAACCACTAACAGTACCTGCACCCCCACAACCTAGACAAGAGCAGGAGCGATAATAGATGGCTATTTCACAGGTATTATGTACATCGTTTAAGGAAGAGCTACTAGAGGGTACACATATTTTTGGCTCTCATACGTTTAAGATCGCTTTGTATACTAGTGCTGCTACGTTAAATGCGGACACCACTGTATATTCTGCAGATAATGAAGTATCTGGTACAGGATATGTTGCTGATGATAAAGCGCTTGAAGCTAGTACGGTAGCTAGTGGTGATGGTGTAGGATTTGTTAATTTTTCAGACGCTACTTGGGCAAGTAGTAGTTTTACGGCTAGGGGTGCATTAATATATAATTCTAGTCAAGGCAATAAAGCTGTCATGGTATTAGACTTTGGCGACAACAAAACAAGTAATAACAGTACGTTTACAGTTGGTATGCCAGCTAATACGTCTACTACAGCACTTATAAGGATTACATAATGACTACATATACTAATTCACTTAAATTAGGTAAGCCCGCAGTAGGCGCGACAGGTTGGGGTACGATCTTAAACGCGCAGTTGATTGACATGGTAGAAGAAGCTGTAGCAGGTTTTGCTACTATAAACACGTGGAGTGGTGATACACATACGTTAACTCAATCAAACGGTACTACTAACGCTTCTAGGTGCGCTGTGTTACGGCTTACAGATACAGGTGGGGCTATTTCAGGCAGTCATGGACAGTTAGTGCTGTTAAACACGACTAAAACTTACATCATAACTAATGAAACAGGGCATGATGTAAAGGTGCATGTAACAAGTGTAGTTAATACGGCTATAACCATACCAACGGGTAAAACGACTACTGTTTATGTTGATGGAACTAATGTTGTGAAATCTGGGATTAGTTTTATACCTTCACTTGAATTTGCTGGTTTAAAAGGCACTGGGGCTGCGGTTGTAACTGATATAAGTACCACTGCAGCGTTGGGTACTAGTGATAGTTTGCTATGCACGCAGAACGCTATAAAGACGTATGTAGATAAAAATAATATTGAGTCCTCTGAATCACAAGTTTTACCTTCTAGTCCAGATATTTCGGGGCTAAAACAAACAATAGCAAATGGAGCTACAACTACAGCCTTTCAATTTAAAGTGTTGCAGAATGCAGGTACCGGAGACAAGAATACAAGCACGCAGTTAGATCTTAGCCTACGGTATGATATGTTTACTGCCGGTACGGCTGCAGCGATTAACAGGGCTGTTGCAAATATGAAGATATTTAGGAAGGCACCTAATTCTTCTATAAAAAGAGTTTTTGATTTTGGACAAATAGCGGCCACAGGTACAAAAGTAGGTTCTGTCACTACTAACAAGAAAAAATTGCAAGTTACTGGCGACGTTACTGAGTTTTTAGATAGTAGCAGCTATATAGCTACTACTGCCGGTGGTGCTAACAAAGCTAGGGTATTTGCATATAACTTTGATGTTAGCACTACTAGAACAAATATATATTACATATCTGCAGACACTAACACTACTGATTCTGTGTTTACTACTTCTGCGGGGTGTCACGCTAACCCTCATGGTTGGGCTGGTACAAATGATTTAGTAGAAATGTTTCCCTTACAAGATGGAACTATTAACGGGGCATTTCAGTTAGATGAAATAATACTAGCCGGCACAGATGTTAGCACCGGCCAAAAGACTATTAAGTTCCCTTCTATGCACGTAGTGCGTGGGTATACTTCGGGCACTGGCGAAGAAGAATTTACCATACAGTTTGAGTGTGGCCCCGGTTCTACTGATGGGGGTATAAATGTCTATACCCTAGGCGTGCTACAGACCACTGTTCCGGGAGAAACAACATAATGGAAGAGAATAAAGAAGCCCTACTTAAACTAGAAGCCCACGAGCGCGAATGTGCTCAGCGCATGAAGAACATACAGTTTCAACTAAACACTGTGGATAAGCGTTTAGAGCAGGGTATGCATAAGTTTAGGAGTATAGAACGTCTATTATGGCTTCTTTTTCCGGCCATTTTAGGGGCAGATGCAATTGCTCAGAACCTACTATAAGATTTGTTTACTACTGTTTAGCTCCGTTGTTTTTGCTAACAACCAAGAAGGTAGCCTTAACACCTACCACGGTGAGAATAGCGTAGCTAATAGTAATAACAGCACCCAAGATGACTCCGTATCTAATACTTATAATGGTGCAGGGTCTTCTTCTGAAATGCCTGTAGGTAGCGCTA